AAAGGAGCATTGGGAGATAGACGGATACAACACAGATTGGGAATCGCTGATCAAGATTTGGACAACATATTCCCTGGATCGGTTGAAGTATCCTCCTCTCAAGCTTCCAATAAAGAGTACGATTACGATGTGGCGTGTTGGTTGGCCAAGATTACCGCCGGGCTAGTCAAAACAGCCAATGATATAAGAATGATGGTTGCACTAGGACAAGCAACAATAAAGAATAACGACATCGGGTCGACTGCTTTACCCCACAAACGTCCTAATCCGTGGCGTTTTGAAAGAATCGCTGGCATGGGTGAAGTAATATTTGATTTGCCAGGTAGAGTAGCACGCACGATTGCCAATTGTTTGTTGGAACGCACGCTTACTGATCAGTCGTTGTTAAACCACACGTTTAAAGAGGCGTACACCGTGTTGTCCAATATAATAATTGATTTAGAACATGGGATAAAAAAGGTCGAATTTAATTCAAGCTCTTCTCCATTTGATTCTGAAGTAATGATGCTGAATTTTATAAAAGAAGGAATCCCAAGAGAAGAAGCACACAAAGAAGTGAAAAAATATGCAGATAAAAGAAGTATCAGTAACACTTAGTGCCGTCGTGCCCACTGGTGCATATGCCAATTATCGTCCATCTTATACTGTTACTGCCAGTATCGACGAAGGGGAAGACTATAATAAAGCCATAACAGAGCTTAAGACGGAAGTAAACAAACAACTGCGCAATGATTGGGTTAGATTACACGACAAAGACAAAGTTGATTATTTGTCTAAAGTAAGATGGTATGAAAAAAACGGGAAAAAATACCCCTCTGTTACGTCAGTGCTCGGGTGGAGTGAGCTTTTGTGGAAAATACGAAACCCAAGCGACTTCGGAGGAGTCAGTGAAGACGAGTTACAAGAGTACGCTGCCCGAGGAACAATCATTCACAAAGGAATCGAACAATGGTTTCAAGATACCAAGGGGCTTCCAGTTCCGGGCTACGAGTTTAAGTTCGATCATCCAGAATTGGTGGTGGAGAAACTGTTGTTACAGGAAAGCAAACTCGAGGCTAAGGCGTGTAATTGGCTTGGATTTTGGGAAAAGTACGGAGCAGATATCAAATTCAACTTCATGGAGCGCGCCGTCTTTGGACAAGGATACGCTGGACGTCTTGACGCGTATGGTACGTGGAAGGGTGAACCCGCCGTGTTCGACTTCAAGACCACTTCCACTTACAACGCCAGAGTAGAACTTAAGTACTTTAAACAGATGTCTGCTTACGCTAAAGCTTTATCTGGAGTAAAGAAACCAAAATGGCTCGTTATAATCCCACTCAATCCGAGCAATAAATGCGGATTCGGCGCACCAAAAATAGAACAATTTAGTGATAATTTATTTAATTCATTCGCGTCCGATTTAAGGGCGTTTAATAATGATTTCAAGGATTTAATATGAAGACCACAAAAAAAATCATAAAAAAGACCACACCTAAGAAAATAACACCAAAGAAAACAACACCAAAAAAGACCGTACCCGATAGTTTTTATGATAACGAAAGGAGACCATTAACAACGGAAGAGATTAAATATACCAAGGAAACTCTGGATGAAGCATTAAAAGAAGAAAACAGAATTATCGTTATCTGGAGTGATAAAAGTAATCTGGCACACGTCTGTGGATACAAGACAAAAACGATATTAATAATATTACAAATGTTGGAGAAATTAATTAAATAAAATATGAAAATGAGCGAACTAGACACAAAATATCAACCACAATCTAACAGCGGATTCCTTAAATTGGAAAAAGGCAAAAAGTACGTACTGCGTGTAGTATCAGAGTTGTTCCCATTGCAGAAAGCACCATTTAGAGAATCACCAGCCAAAGTAGTGTTTATCTGCCGTGTTATCGATCGCGCAGATGGTAAATTAAAAATCTTTGAGATGGGTAACCAAGTTTACTCCCAATATCTGTCCTACGCCAAGGACCCAGATTACGCGTTTGAAGACGTCCCAGCCTTTGAACTGAAGATCACCGCCGAGAGTACTGGACCATTGGCTCAAAACGTGAAGTACGTTGCTCAACCCGGTATCCCAGGCAAAGTAACTTTAACATCAGAGGAAAAAGAAGAAATTTCAAAGGCATCTGATATTAAAGAATTCGTGGCGAAATTACAAGAGAAAGAACAAGCCAAGATGTCCAATATTGTGGGTGATCAAGGGCCAATACAGGACGAACAACCGACCAATACCATCAATCCAGAAGACATCCCATTTTAATATGGAGAAGAAATTTACAGACGCTCAACGCCTTTGTAATTATTTCTTCAGACTTAAAGGTTGGGATTGGACTGATCCGAAATATAAGCCAATCTACGCTAGGTGGGTGGGGGTTGCAAAGCGCGACCTCCTCCCTCTAGCGGATGGGGATGCATTGGTTGTAAAAGCAAAAATCGATGAAATAAAAAAATGGGCGGACAAAGAAGGATTGTCTTGGAACTTGGGGACGGTAGAGAAACGATGGCTAGAGAAGAACGAAACCAAAAAAGAACCATTCACCAAAGAAGGAGACAAACTAATAAAACGTGGGACAAATTGGTTAATATTAAATTGGGATGGCAGATTTTTAGATTTTAACGGGAGCGAAAGCTCGATTATATGGAAATAATCAAGTTCCGCACTGATGATGGTAATGTTTGGCCGTGGGATTACGCGGTTAAGATACAGGACAACATTTATAAGGCCAACAGTACGATACTAGAGATAGACGTAGATAAAATTCCGCCTTTAATAAGAGAACACGGTTGGGTAAAAGACACAACGTATTATCGCAACATACAGAATCTAAACCTAAAATCAGAAGTAAAATTCGATAGACGTGTGTTTAATGTGATAATGAAGTTGTGTAACGAATGCGTTTTGCTCGATTATCACCATAAGCAAAAGATAAAACTCAATAAAGAACAACTACAAGAATTAAAACCACGAATGCGTGTGGCCGGTAAGGATTTGTTAGTCCCAATAGGGAAAGCAGAAGATTACGTCCCAGATAAATATTATAAAAAATATGTTGGATAAAGAAGAATACATAAGTAAGGCGTTTGTTCTAGCTGACAGTTATTACGCTCAAATGACCAACTGGTACAAGAATGAGCAAGACGTTTCTATCGTGCCAGAATCGACACTAGAAGCGTACCTTGGGTTGTTGGGGACGCTTTATCTGACTTACGCGTACGAAATGGAAAGCCTAGACAAATGGTACGCAGAGGCTTTTGATAAAGAAAAATTTGAACCAGAATCTAGAGGAGAAAAACCCCTAAGTGACAAATCAACGGAACAACGTCTTAGTTTGTCCCCAGAAGGTAGAAGAAGAATGGCGTTGGAAAGAAGGTTACACGCTATCAAGTTTTGTAAGGAGTCACTCGCTAGAGCAGTGGATGCAAGAAAGATGGGGCGAGAATACGCAAAACGAGTATGAAGCCCATCTCCTTAAGCGTAAAACGCGCGATTCTAAAAGACGACTTCTATAAAGCGTGCTGCCGGTGTGGCGCGGACACAGTAGAATGGCACCACGCTTTACAATATGGAGGGAGCCAATTGAATGAAAAATTTGCGATCGTCCCAGCCTGTCATGCGTGTCACCTTGCCGTGGACACGACGCCAGACGCTAAGGATTACTTCAAATTCGTTGCTATTTCCAGGATGCCAGGGGACAAGAAGATGCGATATGAAAGGTATAATTGGAACCAAGAGAAAAAACGAATTATAGAACACTACCCAGATTTTCAAATTAAATACAATCTTTATGTCAAATCGTAATCGTGAGGCCGGACACAATTGGGAAAGAGAAGTAGTTAGGGATTTGAAAGAAATGGGATATAAAGCGACCACAGCGAGGTACTCATCAAGAGAAGTAGACGACTCGAAAGTTGATATCTGTGGGGTGCCATGGAACATCCAGTGCAAAGTTTCAACAAAAGGCGTGCCATACACTTCTATCATAGCGTCGATGCCGGAGGGAGACAACGTGGTGGCGAATAAAATAATCAAGAACAAAAAGACACTCGGCAAGTACGTAATAATCGGTTACTTAGAATGGTTAAAATTACTAGAATCACAAAGATGACTTTGTAAAGATTACAACGATAACATATAAGTTAAAATAATTCACCACCTAAGGTGAAGTAAATAGCTGGAATTAAGTCCAGCGGTGAGTGGAGAAGGTGGGCAGTGAACCACAGAGGAACTTTCTACGAGAACAGGCGAAAGCACTTCTCAAAACTCGTTCAAGGCGGTGTAGAAACAGCCATACGGCGAACCTGTAAATCAAACTTTACTCTCCACTCTACGTTGGACTTTAATTTAATAAAATATGTTAGAAATAATAATTGGTATAAATTGCTTTGGATTTGGGTGTTTCTTGATATGGGCTGGAATACAAATCTTTAATAATTTAATTTAATAAAATATATGAAGATAATACAAATAACAGCGTGTGCTTTGCCAGAGTGCTATAAAAATCCAACCCTTGTATTTGGGCTAGGAGATGATGGTTTAATTTATTTTTGGAATGAAGATATAAAAGGTTGGCAATTAAACTCTAAATAATATTAATCCTATGCAACCTAAACCATCAGCAATATTTGAAGGAGAAAACTCCTCATTAAAGAAAACATTTGAAGAAGCGACTAAACCTATAGATTGGGAAGAGGAGTTTTACAAAAGGTTCAATCCATTAAGTCAACATAATTTAGTTGAAATTAAATCCTTTATCTCCACCCTATTATCCACCCAAAGAGAGGAGGTAATTAAACAGATTGAGGAGAAGTTGCCATCCATAAAAGAAGAAATTAAGCCTGATAGTTATCACTTCTTTTGTTATGGAGGTTCTACTATTAAACTCATAGATGAAAGAAATGAAAAAGACGAATTTAATTGTGGAAGAAAAGGAAAAATAGATTGGTCGTGTCCTGCTTGCGAAAAATGTAATGGTCGTATAAAAGGAGATTATTGCTTAAATGAATATCAGGAAATAAAAAATGATAAGATAAAGGAATATAATAGTGCTATATCTGAAGTACGTTCAATCATTATCTCTCTCTCCTCACCTTCTGGGGAAGTAAAATAATAAATATATGCGTGAAATAAAATTTAGAGGTAAAAGAATTGATAATGGAGAATTTGTATATGGTTTTTATCACAAAGACGTAACTCAAAGTTGGATTTATTGTGCTGAATCAGAGAGTTTGTGGGGTTTTAGAGAAGTTGAAGATAGTACGGTAGGAGAATACACAGGGCTAAAAGACAAAAATGGTAAAGAGATTTATGAGGAAGACTTAGTAAATTTAACAGGTATAATCGGTTATGGACAAAAAACGATAGAAAAACATAAAGTAATTTTTAGTGAAGGAAAATTTGGTGTGTTTAATGGTTATGATTTTATTGATTTATTTGAATTTATTAACGCCCCAAAAGGAAATGCTGTTGAAGTTATTGGTAACATCTATGAACACAGCCATCTTCTTGACAATAAATAAGTATTTTAGTATAATTATAATATAAAAACCTTAATATATTATAATATGCCTAGAAATAAACCACAGTCAGAGGAAACTAAAAGAAAAATAGGATTAGCAAATAAAGGTATTTGGATTAAATTTAATTGTGATTATTGTGGTAAAGGACAAGAAGAAAAGCAATCACATTTTAAAAAAAAGAAAAGACATTTCTGCGGACATCATTGTTATTCACTCTATCGTAAAGAAATAATGCCTAAAGAAGAACAAAATGCTTATCAAAATGGTGGTTTACCAATAGAAGAAAAACAAAAAAGAATCAAGGCTAGAAGTATCGCTAACCACGCTATAAGAGAAGGAAAATTAAAAAGAAAACCTTGTGAAGCGTGCGGAAACAAAAAAAGCCAAGCCCACCATTCAGATTATAGTAAACCCCTAAAAATAAATTGGCTTTGTAAAAAATGTCATTGGCAAGAACATAAAATAATTTACGAAAATCCAGAGTTAATTAAATAACCCCCTTAGGGAAGTAAAATAATAAAATATATGAAGAAAGAAACACAAGAAGAACAAATAGACAGAGCGTTCGTTGATGGACTTATTATTGGACTGAAACGCCACACTTGGATGAAAGACGGAACAACCTATGTTGGAAATGGGACATATACACTAAAAGAGGCGATTGAATTATTGAAGAGAGAGTATACTGGGCTCGATAATAAAATAGACGAAAGAAAAGATTTTTAAATAATCCTTAATAACTAATATATGACGACAGAACAGTTTGCAAACGATTTGGCGATATTATTCCTAGAATTTGAAAGAGATGTAATTTCTGCCAAACCAAAATATGACGACAATGATTTTACATTTGATAAATTTATGCATTGGATAAAAACTAGATATTAACTAACCCCCCTCACTCTTTCTAATTTCTAGGTAGGGGATAAGTTTATTAGGTGGATGTAGGTTCAAATCCTACCGCACTACAGAGTTTGAAATATGAACTCGATTGTGTAAGTAGTTCAATTCTAGCTTGGTAGAATAACGGGTAATTTCCTAGGTAAAATTAAAAGTCCTCATAGATAAATGCTAGATACTATGGGGGCATCCGCTTAATAAATATCCTCTCCTAGAAATTAGAAAGAGTGAATAATATAAATTATATGGACAAACAAGCAATAATCTCGAAAGATGATGTTCTACTAATAATAACAGAAGCATTGTCTTCAAAAATAGGAGGAAGACTAAATAGTTACAATAGCCCATTAAATACAATAATTGATGAAGTTGTAAAAGAAAACACCGAGCAGATACAATCAATTTGTAGAAAAGCATTGCGAACAGTAACAACTGACAAAAACTTTGAAAAGAATATAAAAGAAGAATTTCAACACAAGGTGGCTAAGTCCTTGGTGGGTAAATTAGAAGGAAGTGTGGAAAAAGCAGTTGAAGTTTTAAGACAAAACGCAACTTTAAGAGCGGAAATGATATTGGCTATTGAAAATATAATTAAAAGTAATCTCTAACCCACTAATAGTTAACTATATAGTAATATGCCAGAAACAATCACCGAAGAAATTACCAGAATGCTTAACTATGTGTTCCAGGCAAGCCCTCACAATAAGGAAAGGATAATCGGAGAAGTAAGGGAAAAAATACTAGGAATGATTGGTTGTAAAACTTGGACTACATCGTACACCGCTAATCCAACCATCAAAGAGTTTAAGTTTAATTGGTTTCAGAAGATTTTAAGAAAATTATTTAAGATTAAATAATATGGGAAGACGCAAAAGACCACAAAAAATAAAATGCGCAGCACAACCTAGACGAACAGAAATAAACCGTGCTAAAAGACAGGCAAAACATAAATTGCTTCACCCTAATGATAAATAATATGGACAACTACGAAAAGTGGATTGAAGAATACAAAGAGTCATTAAAACAAAAACCAAAACCACCATTAAATTGGTTTATGAAGATTTTAAGATGGATAATTGATTAATTTATTAACCAATCTGTCTAACCATTTAGGCAGAGTGTTCATTTTATAACGACCTTGGGTTCTTCTTGTCGCAAATTAAGGTCGCCACTCGGATAGAGTGGTTAATAAATGGGTAAATGCCATTAATGGCAAGGAGGAAAAAATGTGGGGATTAAAACTGGACGGTAATGTGATCGTGATCAATTCTGCGTGCCCGCAATGTAAAGACGAAGTTTTGCACCACTTTGAGAGCAAGAATGGTGAATACCTCACTCTCAAATGCGAACGGTGTAATCGACGTATCGTCGTTCCATTCGGTCTTCTTCCTCAATCCCTTCATCAATATCTGTGAGGGGGAAAGTTTGGTGACATTCTTTAAAAACGTCACACACACATAAACAAAAGCCGGGCTAAATGACCCGGCTCTTTTGTGCCTAGAATTTTATTTTCGTCCCTGAATCAAATTTGACGATTAATTGTGTCAGGATTTCAGTATTCATTCCCCGCGTACTGTCGCTAGGTTTATATCCTGTTTCAGCCACCAGCTTCTCTATATATCCAGTCGTGTCATTCTCAAAAGAGGGAGCGTACTTGTGCATCATTTCAGATAAAGTCAAATCGCGGTCTTGTTCTAATTTGATCTGTTTATATAAGGCTTCCAACCCTTTCTGTGGAGTTTTAAATCTGGCCCAGTAAACACCATCTCCTTTGTATTCTCCTTTTTTTGCGCCTGTTTGATTGGCGTAGACTAAGTTGCCTGGATTGTTGTGCCTCTCTGCGATGGTTGGTTTGCCATTCTCTTGTGTTCCCCAGATCACGTCTATTTTATCAAACTTTTTATCGATTGTTTCTTTCTGCCTCTCGTCCGCTTTTTGTACGCTTTCTTTCACTTCCTCTCTCTTGCGTGGATCAGCACCGGCGTTCTTTAATATCATATTTGAGTAATCTTCGATCACCATTCTTATTTTTTCCTCTGGCGGCAAATTTTTCCATTCGTCTGTGGCGATTATCTCTTTGTACGCAGCGTTAAATTGATCGACTGTTGCTTGATTATCTAATTTCGAATCAATACCTACAACATTCAACAACAACTCTCCAGTCCTTTCTTCCGTGATCATCTTACGAACGTCAGACATTATGGTCTTAATGGCGTTAGCTTTGTCCTCATCATTCATATTCTGGTATCCTGGGAGAGAAATCATTTTAGTCAACAACGCCTTGCCGATTTGTCCTTCATCTTTAATAAAAGAACGGAGCATATCATAAGAAAGTTTCCCATGTACTCCACCAACCGTTTTTCCACGGTCAACCTGTGAAAGTGTAACATCTAACCTGTCCATTTCTAATTCTAATGGGTCATTTTTTTCTACGTTGGTAGATATTGGAGAAATCATTCTCTCCAAAATTGAACCGGATTTTTTTATCGGGTAACCAAACACGTCTAATTTCTCTGGAACCAATTGATTGACCCAAGGAAGCTTAACCATGATAGCATTGAGCATCTGGTCAGGGATAGAATCAGAACGTACGTCCCTGACATTTGGATCAATGGCCTGAACAGGCGCGGCAATAACGTTGGGAACGAAGCCAGTTATTCCATTTTGTATTACTCTTTTTATATAATAATTTCTTTCTTCTGGAGAACGAGCAGAAATAACGGAGAAAATTTCAGACAAACCTTGCATGAAAGTCTTGTCTCCCATTTGGTCAACCATAATACCAGTTAAACTAGCAATCGCCGAAGATGGGTCTTGCCCAGAGTCAATCATTTCTGCCACACCAGCGATACCATTCCATATCGTAGCCAAAGGTTCTAAACGAGCAACAGAGAAGTACCGGTCCCCGATTTTAATCGAAGTGGGAAGTTTGCCTGCGCGGTCGAAGGCTTCACCCTTAGTTGGATCACTTGGTCTCTGTCCAGTGATTATTCCTTGTTGATACCCTAGCATCAGACCAGCAGCGATAACCGAGCCTACTGTAGCTTGAGCGGCGGATTTAGTTATCTCTTGGGTTGGTGCTCCTTTATAGATTTTTGCCGCTGTTTCTAGGAACCCCAAAGGAGAACCCTTTAAGGCAGTTTTAAAAATGTTAGTCGGTGTTTTAATAAATGGAATTATGTATTTTACGCCAGGCCAAGTATTGCGTAATGTCATGATTGATTTACCCATTCTACCCAAATCTTGCTGGAAAGTGGCTTCCAATTCTGTTTGTTTCACCATTTTCATCATTCCTTCTGTTGGGTTTAACATCAATTCCTCAGCTCGGGCTAACACGGATTGTCCACGTTTTCCTTCTTTATACGCGGTACGGTAAGCTTGAGCGTACATCTCGGCTGTACCCGAAATAGCTTTAAAGAATTCGTCCTCAGCCGCCAGCAACTTGGTTGGGGTACGAACAACTTCACCAAACATACCACCGATCGCTGGCAATTTTCTAATATCTAGTTTTCCTAAAGTTTCTGGTTCTGGGCCGTATTTTATAATTTTTAGAGCACGAGCCACACCATCAGTTAACCCTTTTATTGACCCCATTGCGTATTGATTAGCCTCGCTAAAAGTCACTGTTTTTTTACTCCCTAAGGGCAACTCAATCAGAGCCTGCGCGTACCGATCAGCGACTCCTGTAACAGCCTTGTACAAGTTGGAAGTGGTGTTAACAACGTGTGTCTTTATACCCGATAGGATAGAATTAAGCCAGAATTCGTAAGTTTTCTCACCGAACGAAGGTTTATTGAACTGACGTATTAACCCGTAATACGCGCGATAATCACCTGTTTCTTTCGCGATTCGTGCTGCGTCGGCCAGTTGTTTAGCGATTTTTTCAGTTATTTCTTTACCACCCATCAGTTCGAACAAATTGTTTATTAAATCTTGCTTCTTGGTGGCTTGTGATGTTAACTTTTGTATAGCGAGTGCACGACCGATTTCTGCTTTAGCACCAGACACAGACGCTTGAATCATTGAATGTTTATTTAACGTTAGCATGTAATCTACCAAATCCTCGTCCATTCCACTCTCGACGTATTTTGTTTCTGCTTTTACAACATCATCAGCCGATCGAACCATCAAGTCACTCGCTGCTTTCATTTGTTCAGCGTTATACGCCTCCCCCACTTTGCGTTCTAATATTGTGTCATATGTCATACCGAGTTGTTCTGCCATTCTGCGTGTTTCGGCTTGTTTAACAACGCCACGAGTAGCGGTTTCGATCTCTGGAGCAGATGCTTTAGCCGTAGCACGAATAACTTCTTTTACGTCCTCCGGAGCAGCGATTTTGTCCATGCGGATGTTACCTGCCTTATCAACGAGTTCTTTCTCCCCAGCGACAGCAACTTCTTCCCCGAGTTTAGCTTCTGGAACAAGAGATTCTACAGTTTTTACTTCTGTGGGGACAGTGGGTACTTCTTTTAGAATGTTTTGGGTTTCTCTTGGTAAAGCTTCTTGGAAAGGAGATTCAATCACCCCTCGTTTTATAACATTCCTGCCGGTCACTTTTCCAGCCACTCCTTCCACCACGTTTTTTAACGCTCTTTCAACTCCAGCCGCGCCCTCTTCTTTTAAAATTTTTCCCAAGGTTTCTTTCCCTAATTTAGCCGCGCCTTCCTCCAGCAACTTTTTTGTTGCCTTGCTCCCCACGCTTCCCAACCCGGGATCAGCGAACAACGCCAACAATGGTAAAGCTGTAGCTTCAACACCACGCCGAGTCGTTTCCTCTGAAATACCAACCTTAGAAGTAAATTTAGACAATAATTTGGAAATCCCACCAACAACTTTAGACTCTTTTAACCCAGTAACGGGTTCCTCTCCCAGGTATTTGTTTTGTATCGGAGCGACGTCTTTGGGTTTTTCTGTTAATATGGTTTTTAACGCCATCAGTTTGTTCGGTTCGGTTAGCATCGCTTTAAATGTCTCTGGTCTGGACATAATAGCTTGCGCCGCCGCTACCACTGGACGTGCAAAAAATTCACCAACTTTCTTGGCTGGTTCTTCTAATCCTGCCCTAAATTTTTCTTCTTGCTGTGCCTTTGGAATGACTTCCTTTACAGGAGAGGGTATGAAACGCCCGAGAAGACCAGTCGCCTTCCTCGTGACCAAAGGAGGTACCTTCGCTAACTTTGGGAGAGCTTTGGCTGATTCAATCGTCGGTGCTTTGATGTTCACTTTGGGTATCAACTCCCAAGGATTTAGAAGAGACATAATTTATAATTAATAATCTATTATAAACCAAGACTGGTGCGGAGACCATTTAAGCCACCGGTGGTGGATTTAGTTGGTTGAGTACCAATATTATAGAATTGGGCATCAGCTGGTAGATTCATAGACATTGGATTACCAGACGGATCAGTTAATTCTACTTTACCATTAGTATAGACTCTTCTTAACCCAATCACTTTGCCACCAGAGACGATTTGATTCTCTTCTTTCAAAGTACCATTGGGATTGGTAGGAACAGTAGGCAAGTTCTTTTGTCCTTCAACGTTACCAAGTCCGGGGATATTAATCGTAACACCTTTGTTTATACCCATCATCGCCTTGATCAGAGCGTCGGTTTTGTCCTGTTCGATTCCAGCGGTCTGTTTTAATTCTTTCAGTGATTTAAGACCTTGAGCAACGAATCCAGTCGGATAACCAGCTTCAGACTCAATCGTACCCAAAGCAGTTTGAATCTCCTGTGGAAGGGAAGAAAGGTCGGCACCAGCGAAATTGTTTAAGATTTGTTGTAATACAGCCCGAGCGTCATCACGTTTTTGATTTTCACCAGTCTGCTTCTGTCCAGCAGCCAGGCGGTTTTCTTGTTGAGTGGCCAATTCATTCTCAATAATCGAGTTGAAGGTATTTAATAAATCGGTGCTGTACTTAGAACGTTGATCACGCAGATCAGACAGTGTCTTTTGCATGTTTTCTATACTAGTTGAATCAGCTTTAGATAAAGCCTCCTGTTCTAAAGAATCGATATTCTTAATTTCTGCTAACGTCCCCAAAGCAATGCCCTGTACGGCGTCCTCCCCAGCGGATGTCCAATTAAGACCCTGATTCATGCCAAGTCCAGTGCGATACCCAGCTTCTGTTTTGGCACCAATCGCTTTTGCTTCATCACGTTGTCTAACAGCTGAAGTACTAATGGCCGCACGAACGGCTGCCTTACGGTTGGCTTCAGCTGTTTCTGCAGCGGTCTTTTCAGTTTCAAAATCAAACCCGGGTACGTTAGTTTGTGTTTTTTTCCATTCTTCATAACGTTTAGAAAAATCATCGCCAGTCGGAGGAGGTGTTGGGATTTGCAAGTTTCCTCCAGCTGGAGGAACAACAGGTACAGCAGTGCTAGGAAGATTATATCTTGTATCGTTAATGAGGACAGGCGATCCAGATGCATGTAAACTTTTTGCTCTTGCCAGTTCCTCTGGGTTGGTTAATTTTGTCCAATCTGGTATAGAACCAGCAACTGCTGTTGTTATTGCCATATATATTAAGTTATTAGTTAGCCATTTTATCCCAGCCCCTTACAATGTGTACTTGGGGCTGAGGAAAGGGGTTAGAAACTGTAATTTTTTTCTATTAACGAGATACCGTTTGAACCTCCACCGCCTCCTCCACCACCGCCAGCTTTAGCGGTTCCAGCGTTTGTACCTGCAACACCAGTAGTTTCTGCAGCACCACCAGCACCGCCAGTCCCAACAGCTCCACTGGGTGTCCCAGCTGCTCCACCTGTTCCACCAATAGCTCCATTCCCTCCAGCAGCATTATATCCACCAGCACCTGCTGCTCCACCGCCTCCAGCACCACATTGATTAGTATCTGTTCCAACCGCTATCCCACCTGTTCCACCTGTTCCACCTGTTCCACCTGCGACTGTCGTTGTTCCACTATTAGAGTAAGAACCATTATATAAAAGATAAATCATCCCTCCAGCACCACCTGAACCACCTGAACCTCCGCCGCCTCCACCAATAGTACCGCCGCCAGGGGTTGCACCATTACCTCCATTAGCACCATTTTGTCCTGAGGCATCTATTATGCCACTTGCTCCTATAACTACATTACCACCAACTTCTATTATAATTGCACCACCGCCAGCACCTCCACCACCGCCAGCACCAGCCTGCCCGCAATTACCACCAGGAACACAAGCACTATCAGCATTACCGTTCGCCCCAACTGTTGGCGTTGTGGTAATAGTTCCTCCTAAACCAGCAACAGTATCGGCATAATTTCCGTTATCTTGTCCAGAACCACCACCACCGCCTCCAGCACCACCAGCACCTGGGACAACAAACGTTATGTTGCTATTCTGATTTATATATATGTACCCAATTCCAGTTTTTACAAACACTACTGCACCAGTTGTTGCAGCACCAGGTGCTGCCGCAGCACCACCAGCAGTCCCAGCAGTCCCAGCGTGTAAAGTACTATCTAAAATATAATCATTATCACTACCAGTTGACCCAGCGTGTCCAGGGTTTAAATTTCCATCTCCACCACCATTTCCTCCTGCACCACCAATAGAACCAGCACCTTTTACACTTATCGTTCCATTTAGAGTAAAATTATTCCTTACTTTTATATAAATCTGTTTATCCTGATAATTGGCTCCAAAACTAAGAACGGTGCTCGTGTTAATTGTTAAATTTTCGTATCTAAATACTTTATATGTTGGATTAAGTGTAGAACTTGAAGTTAATACTAAATCTCCGTCACTACCATCGCCAGCAAAACCATTTGCCATCCAATTTGTAGGCAAAGTCCCACTCGCATTAGCAATCGGTATCATATTAGCTGTTGGAGTAGAGGTGGCAATTTGAGATACGATTGTTGAAGTTGAAACAGCGATAGCGTTGCCTGTATAAGTTAAGGCGTTCCCGATAGCTTGATAATACTTGCCAGAAGCGTCAAAAGCACCACCTGTTGTGGAGGAAGCGTTAATACCTATTTCTCCATTAACAACTTGTATTCCAAGAGTAGACGAAGCGATTAATTGAGATATCGTTGAAGAAGTAAAATTATAAGAATTGGAAAATCCATCAACCGACCATTGTAAAACTCCGCTTGAATTACGAATACAAACACTAGAACTTCCTAAACAGATTTTTTTACCTGATTCATTTAACCATATTGAGGTTGTAGAAATAGTACCGACATACAAACTGTCGGCTCCAGTAACAGACAACCCATTGAAAACATCAATCAATTTTTGCTCATACCGTCCATTATTCATACTGACTGATTCGCCAGAAGAGTGTTTCTTTACATTGACCTCAACCCGAGCGTCTGGAATAACTACACCAGTCGTTCCAGAAAAAGCCAAACCACGAGTAACACCAGTAAGGGTGTACTCTCCTCCAGCAGTGGTAGTAATCCCGGTGTATTTGAACAATTCGCGACCAGAAGCAGAAGAAGCATTAATGATCACGTAACCTTCAGTTTCTGTTGGTAAGGCTGAAACATAAACAACTGTCTCTGACCCACCCAAAGTTAAGGATCGAGTTAGGACTTCAGAATAAAACATCTCTGGTCTAGCCGCTCCTAGTACCGAGTCCGTGATTATATTCTCTCCAGGGCAGATTAAATCGTAATTATACCGTGGATTATTGTTGACCAACTCGTTACAAGTTAGCCCGAATTTCGTGGCGATACCACAAAAAGTATCCCCCGATTTAACAGTGTAAGCGTAAACTGGTGTCGCTATTAAAAAGGTCAGCAACAGACCCAACAAGTATCTTTTCATAAATTAGATGCGTCTTTTTTTACTTATTTCTGGTCTTATGTTGGTAACAAGGCCAAAACTAATTATTTTAATGTGATTGTTCTCTCCTTCTGCCGCAAATGAAACAAAAACATCGTACGGCTTAAAATTCTTAGGCAGAGATTTAAACATCAAGAAGTATTGCAAATTGGTTTCTGTTGTTTCCCCCCCATAGGGTAGGATGCCATAAGGATTCTGACCATAAGATGAACTCGGATCAACATTCAGCATGTACGCGCCAGAGTCATTGCTAGAACCATCTCCCTTCGTTTTCCAATCAAGAGAAGAAAGAGAGCCATTGTTGTAATCAATCTGTGTAGTAAATTCTGATGGAGTAGTCATTCTTCCAAAAACTGCGAATAACGGTAAATCCTTCTTATAAAAGTTAGAACCAAGATTCAAACGGCCGGATTTCCACAAGTATTGAATCGAACCACCATCAGCATCAAACCCAGACATTCTATAACTCTTAATTGTATACGGATCAGTGAAATGTAACTGGTTGTTAGAATCAACCCAAAAATTGCGCGCCGGGAAATTCTTTAAATAAAATGTACCCTTTTGAGAATCGAATTTTACCAGTGTATTGTAATTCCCTTCACTCTTGGCCGTAATATATAAGTCTCCTTTAAATACTATCAATTTCGAATCAGTAAAATCTAACGCATCCATTGTACTTTGAATAGGTGTAGAAATTTGGTTCGCTTTAGAGTTTATTTCTTTGTCCGTCGCTATAGTGGATAGAGTTTTTACGTCCTTTTCTCTAGGAGCTACCCAATAAATTTCATCTAGACCAGAATAAACTTGCCCAGGAGATTCAGGACCAATGTCTTGTGAATCAATCAATGGTTCAATATTAATCCTTAGAGTTGTGCTGTCGAGTTGTTCTATCAAAACTGGGATAATCGCCCCAGTCTTAAAGAAATAAAGACGACGTTTGAAAGGCAACACTGCGTTTATTCTGCCGTCACCATCGATGATATTCAGTATCTGTCGTCCTTCTACACCAGTGGTGGTAAAATCCGTACCATCAGCTACTTTTGACATATAACATGTGGTCGGACTTGCTTCGGGTATTACACCCAAACGACCTTGGAATTTAAAAAGAATACGCCCTACTGGTTGTGTGGTCAATGTGGTTTTGTCAGGTAATTGTATGATACCATCTCCAACGACTGGCGTTGCTGGGACTGCAGAACAACCCGTAAGAGTCATACCAGAGAGACCAGAATAAGTTATGGTTGTACCATCATGGAACACTACTGAACCAGAAGCAGCAAATCCAGCAGCGAGTAACGAAGTATGTCCGCCAGGGACTGTTAAAGTTATGATTGTACTTCCATTATCTGAAGCATAATATCCGATGGCTTTATTCCAGTAACTCAAATAATTAACTCCATCGCCAAAATATGTTCTGTCCTGATCAGTTTTATTAAAATCAATCATTCCAACATCGACTCCCGTGGTTAATCCTATAGTTAGAATTTCATATCTGTTGAGGACAGTATTTAACCACCCCAATTTCCCGTTATTATATTGTGCTACGTTTATTATCGTTCCGTCCCTCTTCTCTAATTTGTATTCATTACGAATAAAAGTAACATCCGTTACCATGTGGGTAGTTGTTGTGGCGTCGTCATTCTCTGCTTCATATCCGTTGCCCATTGTAATTGTACCATCAGTACATTCAATATTTAAAACTTGGGAAGCGAACACACCAGAATCAGAGTTACTGGGTATAAGACCACTGTCGTCTTTATCATAAAGACCACGGAAATTAGAAAATGTTTGATTGATTGGATTCATAATTATTCTATATAATCACTTATTCCTCTACCTCCGATCGTTATAACTGGCATTTGTAACTTCTTAACTCTAGACGGCCAAATCTTCATCATGTTCCCCAACAAACCACCTTTACCAGACATCGTGTCGTCTCCTTGATAATCAATTTTGAATCTCTTGGAACGGTCATCGTCTTGCATTATGTCACATACCCTCCACGATGCACCAAGATTAATAAGATTGTCGAACTCTTGATATCTGCCCTCCCATGCTCCGTAATCAGTGGAAGGAGTAGAAGCACCATCGAAGGAAGATTTCCACGTTCCGCCGTTGTTCGCCCAGTCACTTGAATAATATTCGAATTCCAATGGGTCAGGTGTGATCGCGTCCATCCTATTTAAATAAACCTTGCCCAGAGAAGCCGAATGCGTGATATTCAACACTACATAATCAATAGAAGAATCATCAACTGTCCCAGTGTCTGTTGTATTATGTGATTCAAAACCCAATTGGTTTAATCCGTCTCGGAAAGACTCATTGTTAAAATTCTTAGTAATAGAAACTGAATGATAATTCAAAGCGTCATTGCCCCATCTCAAAGTCGCTCCTGTAATCAATGAACCATTCTGGACGAACAATTTAAAAAATACCCCGTAATTCGACTTAAGGGAGGATAAATCAACCGCACTCAACGTGAGATTAGTAAGAATAGAAGTCCCGACGCCGGTAGATTCAAAACGTACGCACCCCACCCCAGAAAAATAAACGTGAGCGTCAGACTCCACATTGCTTGCAGTGCCAGAAGATACCCAAGTACCATTGCCATCATATGATTCATTATTAATCAATAAAGTAGATTGGGATTTGGTGTTATTAAAATTAATCTTTAGAATCGTCCCCCCATCCCTAAACTCGTCAGCGACGATGTTTTCACTCGCGTTTAAGTTCATGCGCCTGTTAAATTCTATTGGTTTTATTCTGTCAAATGGGTCTAAATAATTCATCTGATCAAATAATCCAATCATGTCATCATAATTAATTGGTGCAGCGTACTCTCTAATGTCAGTGTAATAATTGATGACAGATTTGCGGATCACAAAAGGCCATTTGTGTTTTAACTTGAGGTCTTTTATAATAAAATTAATCGCGCGCAGTCCTTCTTGGGTTATGTCCACTGTATCCGACGAGGTGTCTATTCTAAAATCGTCTAATTGTGTTAAATTGTCCTGTAACATATGTATTATTATTTAATTATCACCGCCTCTTGCTTACAGGCATTGAAGCACGAAGCGGAGGAATTATCCCAGTTAAAAAACAAACCTGGGCTTATTTCTTATCACTAAATCCAAGTGGTACAACTTCAGAATTCCAGCGAAATGCAATTGTAAGTATAGCAGTTGCTAGAGCGATGCCAGACATTAAAACTTCTTTATATTCTACAGGTAGGACAGCAGTTAAAGTTGCGGCTAAGAACCCAAATACTTGAGTCCAAAACTGTTTGCTTTTCCAGAATGCTTTTTGCATATCTATTGAGTTAAAAATGAATAAGTTGCAATTGGGTAGGGTAGGTCGTCTACACTATCAACTGTTATTTTTGGTAATGTTTTATAATCATCTACGCCATAAAGAGCTTTGAATAGTTTTCCACCACTTATTACACCATCGGCAAATGGAATCATAACTTTCTCCTCCTTCGACGACGCATAAAGGGCTGGCTGGTTTTTGACTTTGTAGAGCATAGGTCTTTTTTTTTTAATGTGAATAGATTTCACGTAGCCAAACTTGTAGTCAGCTACAAATTGTTTTAAGAAAGGTTCGTAACTATCAAACACCCAATGTCCAGGAGCAACTAAGGTAGTAGCGTGGTTATAACTAATTGCTTTACCCATCATACCAACTCTTCCATCTTCATCAAACTCGTAGTTTCCATCAACACATACCCATAAAGGAGAATATTCTAATGCTTCATTTAAGCTAGCTTCGGTTGGATATTTAACCATAAAGTTAGCATAAGGTAACGACTCATATCCAAACTCAAAGTATTCTAGGAATTTTAAAGCTCTATCCTTAACATCTTGTGGAACTTCTTTGTAAAATTCTTCTTGTCCCATCTGGTCAGTTTTAGGCCAGAACTTCTCTCCTACTAAACCATATACTCTAACCGCGTCAAATACCGCATCCATTGAATTGCCTCTTCCTGAAATTGTGCCAGACATTTTAGCTAATGCTCTATCGGAAAAGTTAGGGTGTCCGTTCTCATCTAGGCAATCTAGTTGCTCTAGGATAAGTTTAATATCAGGGTCAGCGTTTGCCATTAACATTAAGAGAATTTGGATACTCTCTACAATGTTATTAAACGACATATTCGTGCAATTATATGGGTCAAATACACGAGTCGCTTGTGCTTCATCGGTTGGTAAATAAGGTCGCCAATCTCCGCCCGGGAGAATTTTAACACGGTCTAATTGACCACCTAAGAATAGATAATCTGTTTCGCGCTCTACCTCTGGCAGTATTAGTCCACTTTTAAACTCTGTCTTCATATAAAAAATTGTTTAACTACCCAATAAATAAACTTAATTACCAAATATATCCACCCTATTAAAATGCCAATAAATATAAACCCCATTATTTTATCACCCCATTCAAAACTTAATGACCTAAACTTTCTTATGATTTCATTGTGTCGCCATTGTCTTTTGTCCATATAAAATGGTTAATTATTGAGATGGTGACGGATTGTCACCAAGTGATAGAAAGTAATTTCACGTAAGTGATTTTACCATTCTGTTTTTGGGGGTAGTTCTGTGATTTTCTCGCAGTGAACGCAAATGCGGACTTGGTGTCCATCGTCTTTGCGGATGCCATAGAAATGCAGGAGCGTCTTTTTACAGACAGGGCAGAGAAACTGTTTGAGTGAGTTCAGATAATACTCATTCATAATCTTCCTCCGAAACTGGTGTCTCTTTGTCACAACCTATGCACTTTTTGACTTCATCTCCGTTTTTCTTTCTGCCAAAGATGTGGGTCGTAATGTTACGACACTTGTCACAATACTTTGGTTTGGTGAAAAAGCAGAATAAGTCATCAATTATCAGACCCCTGACAATCATAGTGTCCCTCCTCGGTCAGAGTTTCCTCCGGCCAGTAATACTGCCAAGAAACAGTGTCACATTTTTTACACTTCCAAAATTTCTTATGGATGTGCCGCCATTTTTCTGTCTTAACAAACTTATGGTCAGTTTGATGAAGACAATTACTACAATACCAATACATTTAGTTTTCCTCCTCGGACCCAAAGTCGTCCGTCTGTTTCTTGATTATCTCAATGAGATTGTGGATGTCTTTTTGCGTCCACGATGACTCCCAAGTGAGGATAAAATCAAGAAAAATGTGTATTTCTTCTTGAAGCATATTCTCAAAGAGATAGTGAAATGCCTTGTGAAACTTGTCCGGCAATATACAGATTGTCTTGTCGGTGTTGTGAAGAGAGCGACTGGAAGGAATTACGTGATGACGAGAAAGATTACTAGATTTCTTCTTTGACATTTCACACCTCCTTTTCTCCCCTAGAAAGAACAGTCCGATTGACTGACTTGCAGATTGTGCAAGTGTAAAAGATAGTGTTGAGTCCGCAACCTCGTTTGGTTTCGGTCAACTTCTGTTTGGACTTTTTCCAACAAGAACAACACCAAATGTTAGCGTACTTTGCTTTCTTTTCCATTTTACACCTCCAAAATTGTAAAGAACCATTCCCCAGTTGCAGGGGGTGGATTCGAACCACCAACCTCTTGATTATGAGCCAAGTGAGCGGCCATCGCTCTGCCCTGCTAAATATTTTAATGCTTGTCTTGGGATTGACCATCTGCGGTTTTTATTGCGTATTTTACGTCTCCTAGATTTTGTATTTAAACCACCGTGGCATTTTCCCATTAAATTTATATAATCCATTTTGTGTTTGTTAAATTACACCAATAATATGTTAAAAATTAACTCCCTCCCTCGTAGTTTAATAAACTGGTGAGGATTACTAAAACTATTTATTATTCCCCCAACTTCAACCCCCTGCGGTATTATTTAACTCTGATAGTGCCGTCACCCTGTTGTTCCGGAACTCAGGCGATATTCATCGGATGTCAGACGCAGGCAGTTGAATGTGGGGAAATAATTGTAAAAGAACTACCAATTAAATATTTTATCTGACCATTTTATTAATAACTGTGAAATTATCGTTCCAATAAAAAGAGCCAGCGTACTATAAACAGTAAACTTAGTGACAAAGATCAAACGCCAATCCTGAATTTCACGAACATCTTTCTTAACTAAGCCAACCGTATTTTTAATATCGGATATTTCGTCTTGTAAACTTTCTCTGATAGCAGTGTGTTCTTCGGCGTTCCTTAAAAATCCGTCTTTTACAAGCTCACTTAGGTTACCGATACGTTCCGCTAGGACTTCATTAGTGATTTCCATAGGTAAAGATTAGATTTCTAAAGGTTCTTTGTTTAGAACTTTAACGGGAGTAAACTTTCCGAGTTTGGTTTGTATCTCTTCGATTAAAGTATTCTTTTCAGCAATTCTAAGAGCATAATCATTAGCTAATCCCTGTTGTTCGTCACGACAAAAGATTGCGTCAGTAAGTTGATTTTCCAGTTCCTCTCTTGAGATTAAGATTGGCTCTGGTGTTGGTGGAGTTACTTCTAAGAACTCTACCGAATTGACTATTTTTATCTGTTCCATATGATTTATGTTAATTATTCAAATTGAATTATTGATGCGGGTATTACTGGGGTTGGTGTTCCACCAGTGGTGTATTCGATGACGAGTTTAGGGTCTTGAGTTACCCCTGTTCTAGAAGCATAATAACCATAAGCATAAGTATCGCCTGCTGATGTCCAAGTTGGTGCTGAATTATCCGCATCTGAATTTAATTTCATTCCAATTTTTGTCAATCCTGTTTTTTGAATATTAGCCAAACCAGTAGCATTTAAAGAAAATAAATTATATCTACTTTTTGCGGCTGAACCAACATCTAAATCAGAAGAATATCTATCAGAAAATGGTGTTTGTAATACATAGTCAGCATCGATAAAATTAGTATCAGAAGTTGAGGTTGCTCCAGTTAAGCATATTTTTTGGTCAAAAGTAGCATTGTCTACAACATTATTTGTAAAATATACATAAAATGTTGACGATACGATTGTTGCATTGCTAGTTAAAAAAGATGTGTTAAAATAAAATGCTGAACGTCGTATCGTCTTATATAAGTCTGTAGTTGTAGAAGCAGTTAATTGAACCATCCAATATTCTGCGGTTGTAATTCCACTAACTTCTCCACTATGTGTACGCATATCAGAAAAAGTATGGTAATTTGAAAACAAATTAACATACAAATTTGTATCTATATTTGGATAAGTAGTCGTCGTATCAGCATAAGCATAATTCCCCATCAATCCTTTAATCTTATCTAGTAAAGTTACCTTCGTAGAATCAGAGTATACTTTCTCGGTAGCCGTAGCCGTTTCAGTTTGCATCCACTTTGTACCTTCTTTGATGAAAGGTGCACCAGAGTAAAATGTAGTCTGTAAAACTGGCTTATTATCAATTTTCTTTCCAGTAACTTCGGTATAAGAATTATTAGTCCGCTTACTCAAATCTTCTTTGTCAGAAAACTTAGGCACTTCAACAGCCGAGATATAATCATACTTTACAAACTTCTTTCCATTTTCATCAGTAACTAACTCACTCTTTAGTATCTTTTCCTTTGGAGCTTTTAAACTAACTTCAATACCACCCCCTAGTTTTCCGCAACCAGAGATGAAGAGTAAGCCGAATAGAATTGTAATGATTTTAGTCCGCATCATAATTGTAACGACCAGTAATTGAAACAGTATTTGGTGTTCCTACACCATTCATAATTATACCTACCTTAGGAATTTCAAGAGCAGTAAAGGATCCGTTGACAATCGTGCCGTCATCTTGACTAACAGTAGAACCACACGAAACAGATTCAGTGGCATTGGTCCCGTCAGTAAACCAGACTGTCGTGGTACCAGAATCAGTGTAGCAGTAGATATTGGTCAAAGTCATTGCCCTACCATCAACTGGTATGTTAACTGTTGTAGTGGCAGTTAACGAACCCATAGAAGCAATTGTAGAACTAGCAATGGTAAATTTCCAGTTTCTATCCCCAACTACTCGTATTCCCTCAACAGTTGTCGTTGCTAGGGTTGTGGTAGCAGAAAAGGTATTTAATCCAGTGAACGTCTGATTGGCGGCAAGAATTGCGTCACCAGCACCAGCCGCACTCCAAGACAAGTTGCCAGAACCATCGTTAGAGAGAGAGCCAGCGGCGTGAGAAGATGGAAATCTATAAGTCAAAGAGTTGAAAGTCGTCGTCACTCCAAAAGTGTTTATTCCAGTAAAGACATTATTAAGCGAAAGTTTAGCATACGAAGTTGAAGCGGCTATCCAGATAGGGTCAGTTTCAGCTGGTGTTGTTGTGATATATCCTTCAGAATTAGTCCAACCGATAATACCAGTTAAGGGGTCATAATTGATAGGGAGAGTTGATGAAATTCCTGTTTTCCAGTCTCCCCAATTATAAGCAGTATCCCAGTATGTAGTCGAAGGAGCAGACCATAAGACATAACTAGTAGATGCTGCACTCCAGATAGGATCGGTTTCAACCAATATGCCTCCCAAAGTCGAAGAAGCAATAAAAGAATAAGTACCACTAGCAGTACCAATTAGCATTTGACCAGAAGTTGGCTTGGTCGATATACCAGTACCACCACCTTGGGGCATCAAAACAGTTGCAGCATATACCGAAGTAGCAACAAAGGAAAGCCCGAATAATAAACCCCAAAGAAATCTTTTCATAATTATAGGTAAGAATAATCAACAAGAATAATTGAACCTGTTTGTGGAGCCAAAACGAACGAGATTGTGGTACCAGAAACAGTATAATCCTCGGTTTCTTTTTGTCTTGCTCCACCCACAAATACCTTAAGAGTGCCAGAAATTGGAGTGTTGGCAATAACAAAATCTTTGTTTATATCGTTTATGTCGCCGGTTAAACCAGAGCCAATTGAGGCTACGACAGGAGTACCAGGAACACCAGAGATTGTTTCGGTGACATCCTCCCCGACAATCGAACCAATTACACCCGCACCAACAAAATCGATCGAAGCGACGGCATTAGACAACAAGACACCTTCATCCCTTATTTTTAATGGTTTTCCTGACTCTTGTCTATTATAAAATCCCATATTTATTGAACTCTATATGTCTCGACATAAGACTCCCAATTAAATGTTGACGAAGTTAAACCATTAATTCTCAATAAAACTGAAGCTGTTGAAGTGATAAAATCAACACCTAATCCAGATGAAACGTTAGAATCACAAATTGTTGTTCCAACCTGCGCGACTGTGTTGGTAATCGCCGTGCCGGTAATTTTAAAATCGGCGACACAATGCCAACCTCCTCCTAAAGTAGAAGTAATCGCACCGCCGATACCATTTGCGATTATGTTGGCCACAATATGGGTGGTAGACGTAGGAACCGACATTGGGATTGTCCGGATGGTAGTAGTAGTAACTTCTGTGGTTGTTAGAGTATCTACTTCTGCCTTATTAGTGTTACTCCGATTATAAAAACCCCCACCAAGGTATCCACCCGTACTTACTCCCAACAGTATTAAGATTGAAATTAAGAATTTCTTCATACTTTTAATTTAATTTTACCTTTTATTTTATATGTCTGTTCTAAATCTTCAATAACTTCTTGTAGATGTTTCCTATCATTTTCTAACCACCGTTCTCTTTCATTAATTTCTACTTCTCTCTTTGTTATTAAATCTTCCTTCTCTTCCAATTCTTTTTCTACTTTTTCTTTGCTCTCTTTGTTCTTTTTTTCTGTCTCTTTAATTAAATCTTCACATTTCTTCTTGGTAGAATCAAGAATGCGTTTATCCTGCGCTTCAGATAACAAAATTTTTCCTTTTATTTCTTGTTCTTCTTTTTTTAATGACTCAATACAGTACATCAAAGTATCGTGCATTTCTCTATCCTTCTTTATCTCTTCCTCTGTCTTCTTAACCTCTATTAATCTATTCTCTTTTTCAGAATCTAATTTCCTTATGTCATCAAACAGAGAATCAACAAGTTCTTGGTGTTCTTTTATTGTTCCACGCAAGGATAAAACACTCTCTTCATTACGTTTCAACGAAGAAGTGGCTTCTTTTTCCATTCTTTCTTTCTCTTCTTCTAAATCAGATAATACAACATTCAATTGGGTACAAGATTCCTCTAATCTTCGTACGTCTTCTTCTAATGCCTTACTCCTTTCAATTAATCTAAGAGCATCCTCTTTCTTCTTATTTATCTTTTGTATTTCCTCCTGGACAATCTTCAATTTATTCTTTGCTCCTTCTAAATCACCAGATGCTCCCAAGAATTGTTCCTGCCTTCCTTCCATTTCTTCTTTTTCTTTCTTTAATACTTCAATCCTATCCGCGTACATCGTGGCTTCTCTTTTTAACCTCTTTGCGTTTTCTTCTTCTTTCTCCTTAGTAATCGGAGCGAAGGACTGACGATTATTAAAAGTCATAATTAAACACTAGCTACGGTTAATCTTAAAGCTAAAGAAGAATTGGTGGCAGTCCCATCTCCTTTGGCACTTATTTTAATCTTGTTCCCAACGAATGGAATAGGAAATTGATAAACACCAGTCGCTGTTAATTTATTTAAATTCAACGTTGCCACAGTATATCCAAGAGAAGGCGAACCCAACGTGGTTTCCTGACTATAAGTTGTCCCAGCATCGGTTGAGATTTCGACTTTGATTTCTCCCCAATTTAACGAACCAATCGTAAAATCGGCTTCAAGCAACATTTGATTCTTCCTACCAGAATAATAATTATCAGTGTCAACTGTGAACACCGTGGCCGCGACAAACGAACTAGTTAAAATCGCCGCTGCCCTAATCTCCTTTGATAAAAAACCTACTGACATATGAGTTATTTAATGACCTTAATTGGTCTTATATTCCCCCCCTAATGAAAGAGGAGGACTAAAGACTAATTGTCTAAGCTTACCATTAAAGCTTTATAAGTTAAAGTTGCGTCTCTAACAATGGTAATTACTGCGGCTTTCGCAGCAGCAATAGTTAAAGAGGCCTCGTATAACATTGTTCCGCCTGCACCAGCAGCAATAATCGTTGAGGTAGAAGCAGAAACATTGATTATAGAGAAGGAAACCGAATCACCATTAGTTGTCAAACAATCAGCAAATAAAGTTGTTGTTGATGGCAAAGTAATAGTGGTAGTAGCCGCTGCACCAGCAGTAGAAGTCCAAGCTGGACTATTACATACATTGGCCGCAGTCGCAGCAGATGTAGTGGTGAAAGCAGCGATAGAGCCTATCTTAGTAAGACTACTAATACGGGCATCCCCGGATGTGGTTAAATCGGAAGCTTTAAATTCTGTGACGGCTTCTAAATAATCCGCTGTAAAGATACCCAAATGAGTACCTTCTGCGTATCCAAGAACTTCTTGCCCTGCTTCTGTTGTGGTACTTAGTACAACAACGGAAGGCTTTTTAATTATCTGACCAAGGACTAACGCACCGCCAATCACTAGAGTTAGTACACTCAGCAAGATTTTATCTGTATTACTCATAGTGTAAGAATTAAGTGATTTAGGCGTTAGTTCCTTTTGAACCAAACATCGTACGACCATCATTATGTCCAATAGCAAACATATTAGTTGCTTTGTATTGGATTTCACCAGTCTTGAAGACCAAATTCGGTCCTTCAAGTTCGATTGGTTGAGATTCTAAATACTGGAGACCATACTGGTATCCGTTCAAATGACTAGAATCCATACCATACCAATAAGCAACATTGGTCAAACGAGGTAAAGCGATCATTTTGAAATCTGGTACGCCAGAAGCATCGTGATCAGCAGATACTGGTTTCCAACCTTTTTTGATTGCACCAAGAACTTCCATAAATTTGAAATATGGAGTAGAACCTTTGCGAACAATCAAAGTATCAACATTCAAATCCTGCATCAAATTACCCTTTGGATCAGTAACGTTAGAAGCAGTGCGAAGCAAAGCCTTCAAAGCGTCATAATCGGCGTCCATGTTGTAAGTAGAACCATCATACACGATGTTGTTCCACGCAGTACCTCCGTCTTCACGAGTATGTGAAGCAGAGAACAGAGCGGCGGAATCACCACCAGAAACAGTAACCGTTCGGTTACCACGTCCATCTGTCGAGGTGTATGTAGTATCCCATCCATTGTCCAGACGTTCTGCACAAAGGCGTTCACGTTTTCGGATACAAGCGGCGCGAAGTTCTGAAGTAATCTTCATCATGTCACGCTTTTTGATACCGAATTTCCACATTCTTTTTGTGAAGGCCAAAACTTTGCCAAACTCTACCTGTGTAAAAGTTTGATCAAAACCTTGAACTGGAGATTCGGCAGTAATTACTGCGTTCTCCGGATCAACGATATCAGCCTCACCGAGACCAGACAAAGATGAATCCTTGCGGATGTAATCTACTACTCCGGTCTCAACGGAATAATATTTCTTATAATCCTCTGGGTCAGACCCAGCGGTTTTTAAGAACATCTTTTGGATACTTGGGTCATAAAGATCCGCGGCATCCGTTAAATGCATTGGTATCATATATTTTTAACTTACATCAGCGTCTTGCCCTAAAGCAATAAAACGCCCTATTAATTTTCTGTCCCCAACAGCACCCTTCATCGCTAAACATTCGAAGATTCCTTCGTCTGCCGCGACGTCTGTGCTACTATTGTTTATGGTGTGTTCATCAGTAAGAATCATTCTTTCTAGAATCTGAGAAGTGGCGGTATCGGCCGTTGTATCAACTTCAAACAAATCCCAAAGAGTAACAATCCTAACTTTGACTTCAGTGTCAGCAGTTGTCGCTGACTCTACCGCTTGCCACAAAGAAGAAGTCGTAACACCAAGAGCAGCGGTAGCTAAAATAAGAACATTCCCACTTGGAACCAACAAATCTCCTTTAACAACAGTAATAGAGGAAATTGGCAAATTTATGCTGCCATCTTCTGGGCCTGGTACTACTGATCCGATTCTTTTAATAGCCATATATTTCTAACTTACATCGGCATCCTGGCCGAGAGAAATAAAACGACCAATTAATTTCTTTTCACTAACTGCGCCTTTAAGAAACAAACATTCAAAGATTCCTTCATCCACGGCGGAATCAGTGTCAGTGTTGTTAATTGTGGCAGAGTCAGTTAACACCATTCTCTCCAAAATTTGAGTAGAAGCGGTGTTGTTGGTTGTATCGACCTCGAAAAGGTCATACATGGTGACTGGTTCTACTTCTGCAACTGTGTCCGCGGCTACGATAGCTTTTCTTACCAACCACAAAGAATTTGTGGTTGCAGCAGCACTAGTAGCGGCAACGAGTACATTGTTAGAACGATCTACCATCATTAAGGTATCCTTAGCTATGGTCAAAGAAGATACTGGAAGTTTGATACTCCCTACCTCTGGACCTGGCACTAAAGAACCAACTCTTTTAATAGACATATATTAATTATTCTTCCCACACACCCATTTCTTTCATGACTCTAACTTGTTCGTCACTTAGGTTGTGTGTTTTATTAACTTTTTCTCCTGGAGTCCCAGTAGAAGCTCGACTTAATTTCGTTTGTTCAGCGCGTTTGTCGTTGTCATTTTTCTTCGGCATGATATCTAAATGCGCTTTTTCTAAACTTTTTGACAAATACGGCAGTGTTGTATTATACTGTGCCAATCCTACAAAAAGTTCCCGTTGTTTAACCGGATCATTAAACTCTGGGTGAGAAGTAATAAAGGTCTCTAAGATTCTTTTTTCTTCAGACTTTTGCTCCTTCGCATTTAAATCTCCCTCAAAAACAACCCCAAGTTGCTTTGCAAACTTCTTAAATTCTTCTACTTGTTTACCATCGTACTCAACTTCTGGCTCTTTAGACTTTTGTTGAGTTACTTTGGTATACTCCGTGTGGAGTTTATTCGATTCTTCAAAGAGTTCATCAGCAGTAAGTTGTCGTCCATTGAAATAATAAAATTTCTCTGGTGCGGGTTTGTTTTCCGCTTTTGGTTCCTCTTTAGGCTCTTCTTCGGACTCTTTGTCCTCTTCTTCACCTTCTTTTGGTTCCTCATCAACTTCTTCTGTCTCTTTGTTTTCGCCTTCGGAATTAAATTCCTCGACGTCATCGATTTTGTTCATACTTTTTCCTCTGACTGTTGTCCGTGTAGGTTGGTCATTAGACTCCTAAGGTCAACTTGGTCATTATTTTTTAATTATTTTTTCATTTTTCCATCCGATGTTGGCCTCCAACCGTGTTCTACCGCCAAGAGTAAACGTTTTTGTGCTTTGGCGTTCTTTTTAGTAGAACCTTTTGATTTTACACCACCTGGTGTTCTTACAACAAATCTATTCCCTTTTTCCGCGATAGTAACTGGCATATTAATATTGTGGTGGAGCTTCACCATTGTTGGTAAAACTTTGCGCTATATTATTCTTAACTTTTTGTAGCCAAATCTTCAAAGCGTCGATTCCTTCCGAATATTTTATATAACAGGCTCTTATGTCTGGTTGTGTTAGAGATTTGGACATCTCTGGTGGTATTGTTAACAAAATTTGATACATCATTCCACTTTTGTCATCCTCTACTCTCACTGATACGCCCTCTCCCAACAAATTGTGAACAACTGACAAAATCTCTGCAGGAACACCCTCTGATTTACCTTTAACAACTTCTACTTCTTCTTTCGTTTTCTTCTCTAGAGAAGTAACACGACCCTTTAAATTACTCAATTCTTGTTTTAAACCTGTAATTGATTCATTGAGTAACTCCGTGATTTTAAGTACTGATTGTACTCCTTTATCTATTTCTTCTGACATATTGTTTTACTTTGACTGTGAGTAACCTCACTTGGTCTTTGGAACATATAATCCGCCCTGCGAGGCTGCCAAAAGCATCTCTACAGGAACGGTAAATTTAAACCCAACATTAATCTCTGATCCGGCCTTCATATCTTTGGTTAATTTTACTCTCTTTACTTGCCTAAAAACGCGTCTTTCTTCTGTTTTTATTGGTATTAGAGCATCTTGCTGTGCTGGATTGGCTATTAAAAAAGCAAGAGCAAACAAAGCGTCGTTATCAAATTTCCCACTCTCTGTAGCCGTACGCCATGTAATTTCTATTTTCTCTTTGGAATCCTTAAACTCGAGTGTTAAACCGTCCATTTCGAATTTGTGATCCCCGATTATTTCTCCTTCTGTTTTGTCTAAATCTACTTCCATATAGTATCTAGATAATTAATTATTTCTTGTAATTCTCTTCTACGTCCTTCTGCTTCCGCTACGTTCCACATCGTTTCATATTCACTCTCTCCTTTAAAACCAAAACTTTTTATTTTATCTATCCGCAATTTTAAGAACGCCATCAAATCGTCCCCATGTTCTGCCATGATTGTTATCAATCCATTCATATTTATTTAGACGTTATTGCTTTTGGATTTATCTTTGAGAACAATCTACCAAGTTTCCCAACAACTGATTTGGCCCCCCTCCCCATTGCGGACTGCGGAACCATCGTTGGTGTCTCTCTAGTCCTGCCATCTGGAGGCATTAATTCTGGGGGTGGAACGACTGGAGTTGGTTGTTCAGAAAGCCAAGCATCAGGTAACCAATCATTCGGGTCTTGGTTCGCTTTATCCAACAGCATCATCGCTGGTTTTTTGTTCGTCGCCGGGTCACCAGCCAACAAAGGAATCAACATATTGCTTAACTCTAGCAACTGGGTTTTTTCTAATTCAACACTTGGCAACAACGTGTCTCTTACGTCGATTTCAATGTCCCCCTCGTTGCGCACACCTTCTGGCGTAAGTAAAAAGAAATTATCATCACGGGACTTTACGAATTCAGTGCCTTTTTTCTGTAATGGAAGACGTACTTCTGGATATTTGTACCTATAAACTACGGCGTTTTCTTCATCCCATTTAAATATTTCTGGATTGTTTTTATAAACCGCTAAAGCCGCTTCTACCCTAATCGGGTCAGTAATCGTTTCTACTTCAGAATTTTTTAAAATAGAATGTAAAATGTCCATCCGATTGTGGGCATCAGTAGTTAAAGCGTACTTCAGACCGTCCATCGGAGAAGCCAAACGACGTAGAGAACTGTTCTTGATTTGTTCTACCTCGTACGCTGTCTTTCCCGTAAGAGCCTCGCCACCCAAAGTTTTGTTGAAGGTGTTGGCATCCATTGATTCTTGCAGTTTTGTTAATTTTTGATTGGCTTCTACGTTGTTGGTCGGAACTTCTAACCACCGCATCTTTTGTGGGTCTAAAACTTGTTGACCACGTCCGGGTTGTAAAGTTAATACACCATCTTCTTCATTGGTGCCATCATAAAAATACGTCTTATAAATAGAAAGAACTAACTGATCAACGGTCATGTTATTGATTTTGTTGTAAAGATTTTGGTCCTGCGCGAGCACTTCTGGGATACCAATACCATCAATCCGAACGTCGTCCCTCAAAAACCACGCGCCGTAATTTAATGTAAGTCGGTGCTGGTCATTTGGCAATGGAAAAGCGTCTAAAACTTTGTCATTTGAAATCAAACACATCAAATCGTTAACGTAATCCTCATAATAAAAGAGTTTGTACAGGTCCTTACGTTTATTCTCTTTCCCATCTTCTTCTTGAGTAGATTCACCTGACAACTTAGTTAAATCTAATGCCGGATATAGAACTTTTAATTGTGATTTACTGTACTGTTCATAATACGCCCAATCACGCATTGAGAATCGGTCATAAACTTCTGCGGCGTCGTCCCAATAAACCTGCCAATTACGGAGAGGCTTAAACCACGGACCCTTGAAATCCTGCGTTCTTCGTGTTTCGTAAGTTTCATTACCTTTTTCATCAATAGCAACCAAATCATCAACATCTCTATTCTTAATCAGGGGTTTGGTACAAGCAAACGCTACGCCGTATTTCGCTTGGTTGTGAATGAATCGTTTTAATTTAAATTTAAAATCTTCTTGGTTTAAACTCCAATTGTAAACCGCAGAACGGAACGGAGCCAACGCCTTAAAATCGCGCCGATTGGTCTTAAAACTAGCACGCGGATTCTGGTCACCAAGTACAGAAAGAGCAATATGAACTTTCTGAAAAACAGTTAAATCAGCGTTGTCTGATTGCCAATCACTTGATTGGAGCATTCTTTTGTTCGCACGGAAGTTTCTCTCCCAATCGCCCGACAAAGGCTTGGGTTCCATTAATCTGTCCGCCATCTTCCATCGTGTTTCTACTCCACAATCCTTACGAAAAGCAACCAAATCCTGTAAACGTTTAATAACGTCTAATTCAGCGGCCTTCTTTAAATATTTATCTTGGGGCATATTGAGAATTTGGATTAAAATCCTGTTTTGGTCTAAATCGTTTCATTATTTTTTCCTCGATTGAACTCAAAATCGGGTGAGATTTTTTGTCTCTTAAAGTTTGTAAAACGTAACGGAGGGCGTCTAAAATGTGGTCCTCCATCGTCGTGTCTAAATCTTCGGGGTTGTATTTGTCAAAAATCATTTGAGGAAAGTATTGGATCAGATTCGTACAATTCCTGAAAATCCGTAATTTTGGCCGACCATTTACTTCGTTTAAAAATTCTTTCACTGTGTTCCATCCGTCAACTCTGCGGTTCGCGGCTGGTCTTATCGGTAGCCCGTGGAACCCGTCGACTGGTCTAGCATTCTTAGTTATGTCAGCGATTGTCTCTCCGTTCTCTGTCCGAACCCCTCCAAAAACGGACGGATCCATGAAAAAGGCTGAAATTTTGTCTTTCGGTATATCTCTTTCCTTGTCCCAATATAAATCCTGTACTCCTTTGGCATTCTGATAAGCCGTTTTGCCTTTTTGATAATACTCATTGTACACGTAACAGTTTCCGTCATAATCGAAAGCGACGAAAACCGCGGCGTAAGCAGCGGAAGAACCATAATCGATACCAACGAATCGTTTCCAACCCTCTGGGATGGCGAAAGGTTCTATTATGTGAACGTTCCGACGGAAATCAGAAAAGTACTGACCAGCAAAAACGTCCCAATCACCATCTAAAAGCATTCTCCTAGTAACGGAATCCAAACTCTTTAATCGTGAAATGTACTGTGGGTCATTCTGAACCAATGTTGGATTATCCCAGACCTTTGCTGGAATAAACACGCGGGTTAAGATGTCCTTTTCATTTACGTCTCCTTGTATTTCTTCCTCTCCTTGAATTTTAAAACCATACTTTTTGAATGGTTCTTTACCATCAATAAAACGGGACTTGAACCAAGTGTGACCAATGTTACCAGGGTTGGTTGCGAGCAAGTAGTATCTTTGTATATCCGGATCCGTTCCGCGGATACGAGACCGCATGTAAGTGTACTGATACTCCGTGAAAGACGTCGCTTCGTCGAGGGCAATAACGTCGAACTGGGTTGATTGGTATTTGTGGACATCGGAATCATGCTCTAAATGGGAAAAAATAATCTGAGAATAAGTCCCTTTGGTCTTGAATTGCCATTTTCTACCTTTATCTTTGGGTTCTCCGCCGTGTTGTGGGTATATCTGAAAGGCTCTATCAATGGCGGAATTCTCCAACTCCGGGTACGTCCGTCTAAAGAAAACGGCTTTGTATCCTGGTTTGTGTACCTGCCTCAACAATTCTCTGAGTAAACTTTCAGTTTTGCCGCCTCCGGCTGCCCCGCCGTAACCAATCTCAAAAGCAGACGCCTTGTGGAAAGCCTCTTGCGCTCCTTTATGAGGTCTCCACATTTCCATATTTAGAATCTTAAGTGTTCTCCGGCGATTGGTTTGTGTTCAGGATTCTCCTTCAAGAATTTGTTGTACCCTTTCTTCCAAGTTGCTTCCTTTACTTTTTCTTCCTTTACTTTTTCTTCCTTCTCCACTTTTGGTTCTTTACTTGTTCCCTCTGGTAGGAAGCCATCTTCTTTAATTGTTCCATCCTTCGATTGATTTGTCTGCTGTTTCATATAATTGGTTTAGTGTTATGTCATTTAAGACTTTATTGTTAAAATCATCTTGGTTTATACTCTCTTTTAAAATTTGTGTCCGTCGTATTTGTAAATCATTGTACGCTTTTATTATTCCTATATTATACATATATTACCCACTATAAGGTTTTATCCCCATAATGGGGACCAACGTCTAACAAGATTTCTTTTTATCCATATTATATATATATTATTAAAAAATATGGTAGGTATTGTTAAAAAACACTAAAGGTATTGGAAAAGAAAAATATATTACGGTTCCCCCCCACCGTTCCTCTTGCCTTTTGGTTCGCTCCCTACCCCTCTTCCTCCTCCCTCTCTCCTTATCCTCTTTCCCCCTCCCCTCCCCCTGTCCTGTTCGTAATGCGTTCTTTGGGATAGCCGTTCTTGTTTCAGGCGGTATTGTCCTTGCCACAGGAAGGTATCTCCCTTGCGTTCTGTGCCTCGTTGGGTGCGTTGTGCGGTCTCTTAGGGTTAGAACCCCAAAGAAAAGGCAAAGAACAGGAACGGACGGAACGGTGTTTTTTAACTTCACGTGTACGAATCGCGCGGGCTAAGTTTATCCACAGGTTTCTCTACATTAGGTACTTGACAAACTGGCACAAGATGTGGTAAAATGTAAAGGTGAGGAGACGGGAACCTCTAACTGAAACCCACTGAATCCACCAACCAGTTGCCAAAGAGCAACGAAACACACACGGCGGATCAGAGAGTGACGTTGGATAACGTTTCCTCACACCCTTTTACCTTCTCCCACGTTCTCTTACAATTTACATTTTTAATCTTTTTCAGGTAGATATGTCTGAACTCCAATAGTAACGTTTTCAGTTGCCCCATCAGTCATTAGTTGTCGCCTTTTAGTCGCATCACTCATTGCTGAAGCTACAGCTGATAACTCCTTGGGTTGGACTCCGTTTTCATTCTTTGACAATGTATTACTAATAACCAATCCTCCAATCGCCACATTCTCTAAATCCTGCTTTATGATGGCATTAACAAGGTCTTCTTCTCGGTCGATACGCCCGAAATACCTTGTGAGGATATCGTGAGCCGTTGATTTAGGCACTAAACCGTCTCTTTCAAAGCTCCTTTCACTTTTCTTTGGGTCTTTAATTTTCAATCCAATGACCTCTGCAACCACTTGCGGATCGGTCTTTAATCCTACTGTCATATGTTTGATATAATAAGGTTCTATAAAAACGGGCGGAATCAATTAATCCTCAAAGGGATAACGGAGGGGCAAGCCAAAACTTGGTGCAGCTCTCCTAAAACCCGCAAAGAGGGAGAATGGTTTGACGGGTTTACCAACAAATCGAAGTACTCTTGCCAAACCCCACAACCGCTTTTTAATTCATTTTTTAATCCAGAAACTTTATGAAAACAAACACTCACGGCCATATCAACCTTAACGTTTTGGCGGAACAAATCGCCAACGAAATCCACCAGACCCTCTACAACGCTGAGGAACCAGAAGCGTTGGACGGGGACGAAACCGACTATATCGCGTCAAGAATCCAACACCACCTTGATTTATTAAACGGGAACACCACGGGGCACGGAAAAAATTGTACTTGCCCTGATTGTTCCTCTATCTCATAAACGTATGAACAATTCATTCCAAACCTTCCTTGAACGCAAGTATGACGAATATCAAGACACGTTCAACAATAAAGACCTCGCTCGACAATTTATCCCTTATTACGGTTCAGACCAACGAATAACCGTTCAATTTCCAGGCGGTACAATCAAACGTGGGATTGTCGGGGCTACTACTGGTAAAAGACCGTGCTTTTTGCTTCTTCTTACCAAACGCTCGATTTCTTCCTCATGGTTACTCGATAAAAAGTGTAAAATAATTTATTGATTTCCTTTCCACCGCCCCTCAATTTGTGGGGGGCGGAAGAAAGGCGACCACTCGTCTTAAAAATTAATCTAAAAATATGAAACTCTACTACCACAAGACGGACGGGGGGGCGGAATACCTCTGTTCAAGCCACATAAAAGGAACAAAAGAAGGGGCTTTCCCTAGCGAATTCATCGTCAGAATTGATGGTAACATCAAGAAAGACGCCGAAATCCTCATTCAAAAGAGCAATGATACTAAACTAGTACGGGAAACGATAAAATTCCTTGAAGCCACTCGTAAAGAGGCGGTATCAGAATGCCTTAGGGCGAACAAGGGGACTCTAAAACAGGCTAACGTTACGACCATCAAGGATATGGAAAACCAACTAGACCGCGTAGAAACCTACGACGATTGGGACGACGTTCAGTGGCACTCGGGGTACGTCTCGGGTCTAAATTACGCTTTGGAAATATTGACAGGCTTGTAATCACCTTTTCACTCCTCCTAAACTTTGGGGGGAGACAAAAAGTGACCACTCACTCTAATAACTAATTAATTGTTATGAAAATAAAAGAGCTTGAAGCTCACAACCCGTTTTTGTTCTGTTCTAAGAAACACGACGGGGCGTATAAATTCGTGGTGGACGGGGAAACGCTCTTAATCCACTCAATCAACGAATTCGGCAACCAAAAGGTCGACAAGTATAGAATCAACAAAGATTTAACTCTAACTTACAAGTTATGTTAAAAATCTACCAAAAACCAACTAACCACGTCCAAGAATGTCCAACGTGCAAACAACCCCTTATGAAGGGCGATTTTTTGACATGTGACACTCTCATTGAACGGGGTTTTACCCGCAACGAGTATCACCACGTCGTTTGCTTCTTACGTGAGTTTAATCAACTTTGCGTCGTTGCCAACGTTCACGGTCTATTCGTAGAATCCGATTCTACTCTGCCCAATATCGTCACGGCTTACGCTGACGAAATAACTAAACCAATCTAATATGTGGATTAAAAACCCTTTAATTAAACGCTCGGGTTTTCACTCCGAACGCTCCCTCGTGGGACGACGTGTCGGGTGGTTGCTCGATGACCGTTTTTATTTCTTCGTTCTACCACGCTTCGGTCAGATAATCCAAAAAATTAAATCCTACTTTATATGATGCAACCAAACCATTGGGAAACTACTAAGGACGAAACCGTCCAAGAATCAATCACCAACGCCCGTGAACATTTAGAACACGCACTGACGGAAGCGGACGCCTTCCAACAACTGGCGATTAGTGAAATGATTCAAGCACTTTCTTTATTCTCTATCTAAATTTTACTTACTGCTTGTCGTATGTACGTAATTTTTCAAGGAGCAAAGGAAGAAGCTCAACGGGCTTTTGACCGTGAATATCCTTCCCTTACTAACCACGAGCTATTTAAAAACGCTTTTATTCTCCTCAAAGAAGAGAACGGCGAATTCGTGGTTGGCTTGTCAAATAGAATGGTAAAAAGGAACAAATTTTTAATTAATTTTAGACCAATATGAAACAATTCGCCACAACCGATCAATTAAGAACTAACGTCGAACGATTGATGTCTTATCGAATTTTACTCTATCAACATTGGCAACCAACAGGTGACGCCTGTAATAAAAGCAAACAAACCATTGCGTCCCGTATCGTCGAGTATTTTATAAGCGAGGATTTCAAACTCGTTGAGGACAGAATTCTTAAAGAACTTGGTATATGTCAAGAATAAAAAACCCACTTTGCTTTAGCCGTTTGCCTGATTTTAAAGAACTGATAGATTGGCTGGAAAATGAAAAAACGTCTGTAACCCCGATGTGGAAAAAAATCCAACAAATCTGGTCGTGTTCTCGTGCTGGTAATCTGCACGGTTTCTCACTTACGTGGTGGGCGTTCGATTTGAACGAGACTGTTTTTAGATTGTTTATTAATTCTCTCTTTGCTTGCCTTTGTGGAATGATTGTCTGGGCGTTATTCACTCGTTACTAATTGCTCTGTCTATCTGGGTTATACCCATTATCTTCTTAGCCACGTATTTAGAAGTCGTAACTGCCAAAACGATGGGAAATAGAAGAAATTGACGGTTGCTTGTTTAGATTGCGCCAGATCAGCAGCAATTAGAAACGAACGAATTACCTCCCAAAATCGGGATCGACTCGGCCTCTCTTGGTCGGGTCGTTTTGTACTCTTTGGAAAGATGAAATCTCGGGGGATTTCAATTTATTAGTAAATAAATTTAGTTAAAATTCGTTTTGTTATCTTCGTTTTGTTTTGTATTTGCGGTGATAGGAGGTGGTATCACGGGAAATAGTAGGTTCCATTATTCTCCTGATAGGAGGGGGTATCGTCTAGTGTATATTGTGTGAAAAAGGAACCCCGTCTAAATCGTGCATCGTGTAATCCCCCTCGTGGATGCCTTCTATGTGTTCTTGTTCTTCTTCTTGGTCTATTTGGTCTGGTTCTTTGGAATCTTCGAAGGCGGAATTTGGTATCATAACTGTGTAAGCGTTTGATGTTCTTATTGTTGGATCACTGGGCAAATAACGTTCGGTTACCAGTACCAACCCCTTTAATACCAATTCTTTGATCGCTCGTTGTACAGTTGCGGTGGAAAGTTTAGTTTCTTTGGATAGGGTTTTTATCCTAGGATAACTAAAGCTACTACCATAATGGATATGAAAAGTTATCCACAAAAGAACTGACGTTTGCGCTGGGGTTAGACCTTCATAACATTTTTGGAACGAAGCTACCCAACCGCCTTTTTTCATCCGTACACCGACATCATTAAAAGGGACAGCATTTGGCATAAGACATGATTGAAATTAAAGAATAAAACAGGTACGGCCAACCATTTTAAGGTCGGTTGGCTCGTGTCCCCGTTTCAAACACGCCTTACCTGCCTTATTCTTTATAATTTTTATTATACACCCGAGAGGGCTATCTTTACAATTGTGTTGACACCCAAATCCTCTTTGTCAAGGAGAATCCCCCCACATCTTCATCCACAGGTGTGTGTAAAATTGTCAATAGAAAGTACTTGACAACATGTAGCGTCTCGTGGTATAATGTAAGTACCTTTGATTCACCCCCTGTGTATCATCAAGCGTGGACATGGGGGGTTGAACGGGGTATTTAATTAATGAATATAAATATGGAAATACATAAAATATACGGACGGTTGGCATACATGAAAAAGACATGCCCAGACAAATTCAAAAAATTCACGGAATCAAAAGGTAAATGTGAAAAATGTGGGACTACAGTAGAAGTATCAGTATATAAAGAAGATAAAAAATTAAATGTGTTATGCCGTAGTTGTAATTTCATCTTACGTGATTGTAAGAGACTAGGCATGGTAGAATCGGTTTACATGAACGAAAGAGAAGTAATAGTGGCAGAGATAATTGGACAGATAAGAGGAGACAAAAACACGATAAAACATATCAACGAGAAGGATATAACAAGAGATATGCAAATATACCGCCTGCATTTGTTTGGTCGATCACATGCAGATATAGCAAGAAAATTCGGTATATCAAGAGAACGTGTAAGACAATTAGTTTATAAATTAAAAATGTAATATGAAACCAAATCACATGTATACAAAGGACGAGATAAAACAGGTTATAAATTTGTGGGTTGATACCCCAATGTCAAAAATCTGTAAGAAAATGGATTTGTCTCCAGTCCAAGTTGGATATTTAGTATCTTTATTGAGAGCAGAAGGTATGAATCTACCAAAAAAACACTTGGTGGGGACAACTCGTTCATTGGTTAAAGAAGTAGTCGCTGAATTAAAATAATATGCAAAAAGGCAAAGTAATCGTGGTCGTTGGGGGGCAATGGGGGAGCGAAGCCAAAGGTCTCTGTTGCCAACATCTAGTAAAGACAAGAGATATCGGAGCGTCTATTCGTACTGGAGCTATTAACGCTGGACACACTGTTTATGAGAATGAAAAACCATACGCGATGTGCCAAGTACCAGTAGCTTGGATTAACCCAAATATTAAATTATTAATCGGAGCTGGCGCATATGTAGAACCAGAGATACTAGATAAAGAAGTAAAACTGATCAACAGTCTGCATGAATTTACCACTCGTACTAATGAACAATTAACAATCGATTTACGTGCGTTTTCTCATTCTAAGGACGCGTATGACGTTGAGAAAGGAATGCACGAACGAATGGGTTCTACTGCTCACGGTTGTGGTGCCGCTTTAATTCAGAAGGTAGAAAGAAAAAGCGCTGATGGGTTGTTTGTTAATTCTAAGTACTTTAAAGAGAACAACATAAAACTTTTTAAAATCGGAGACACAACAACCATAATGCAAGAAGTACTGAATAAAGGCCAAGACGTATTGGTAGAAGGAACACAAGGTACGTTGTTGGATTTACATTTTGGTTCTTATCCGTACTGTACTTCTCGTTCTACTATCGCTGCTGGTTGGTTGGCCGAGTGTGGTCTTCCTCCCAAGAATACGGAAGTTGTAATGGTGTTGCGTACTTATCCTATCCGTGTCGCTGGTAATTCTGGTCCAATGCGTGGTGAAGTATCTTGGTATGAATTGGTGAAAACAATGAACGCACGCCGAGAGAAAGTCGGTATGTCTCCATTGGTTGATCCGGCCATCTTAGAGGAGTTCAACAGATTGGAAATTGGGCAAGTGGCCAACATGGGAATAGGAAAACTTCCTTATGATATGTCTCCCGCAGAACGTGCGCAATTCTCCACTGAATTGTCTAACTTCCACCGAGAAGTCTTAAGTAAAATGACCGACGCTCAAATCGCTGAATTGAAGAAAGTAATCGAGATCACGACTGTGACCAAAAAAGTACGTCGTATTGGCGTGATGAATGATGAAGATTTACGTTTAGCCGCTAAATTAAATGGTCCAGATGCTATCTTCCTCAACTTTTTGAATTACAAATTCCCTGAATTGTGGGGAGCAAGAAGTTGGAGCGAAATTGAACCAGTGTTAGAAAAAGAAGTAAGAGCGTACTTAAAACACATTGAAACAGTCACTCAATGTCCAGTAAAATGGGTAAGTACTGCCGCTAACATAGTTATTGAAGTATGAAGCCAAATTTTGAGTCAATCCAAGATACCTGCCTTGATATCGCCAATTACGCCATCATCTTAAAGATGCAATTAGAGGATAAGTGGGTAGAAGACAAAATAGACACAAAAAGGAATTTTTCTTGCCAAGTAAGCGGAATGTTAGATTTGTTTGAACGTAAATTATTGGATTACGGAACAAAAGATTTGATTGAAGTAGGAGCAGGAGGAATAATGTCACGTATGGTAGACAAATTCGCACGATTAAAAAATTTAATGACTGATGAACAAACGAATGTTTTGGTTGAATCGGGTATGGCGAAGAATTTTTCCGCTCCTAAGAAAAAAGGGGACGTAGGGTACGATTTGACCTTAAGTGCAGATTTAATAATCGCGCCACACTCTCAAGTAGCAGTCGATTTGAAGACTGGTGTTAAAGTAAAAGTACCAACTGGAACATGGGGTTTAATCATTAACCGTAGTTCCACGCCACGCAAGAAAGGGTTGATTGTGATGCCTGGTGTAATCGATGAAGGGTATATTGGTGAGCTTTTCGCGTGTGTCTTCAATACCACTGACAACCCAATCGAAGTAAAAATGGGTGAACGTTTGGCACAATTAATCTTGTTACCAGCCGTTGTCCGCGGTATCGAGGAAGTTGAAAAACTCCCAGAGACCGAACGCGGAGAAACTGGCTTTGGGTCTACAAACATATGAAGATACAACCAATCGGAGACAAGATACTAATAAAAACTTTTGAAAAGGAGTTACAAACCAAATCAGGAATACTGTTGGTGTCTTCACAAGACAAAGAAGAAAATTTCGCCACAGTCGTTGCTATTGGTGGCAAAGTAGAAGAAATAAAAGTCGGAGACAAAATCATATACGAAAATTTCAACGCGGAAAAGATTACTGACGATGAAACAAAAGAAGAGTTTTATTTGTTAGAATCACGCCGTGTTTTAGCCATCTTAATATGAAACGAGCATACGTCTGTTCTCCCTTTAGGGCAGAAACAGAAGAAAAAATCCTAAGGAATATAGGAAGGGCAATACAATGGGGTGAATGGTTACGTTCTTACAAAAAATCGCCAGCTATCCCACATTTAGCGTCTGTCTCTAGATACGGTCTTTATGGTAATAATAAGAAAGTTACCATACTCGATGACATGTTATTGGGAGCGTGTGATGTGGTTTACGTGTTTGGGAAGAGGATAAGCGACGGCATGCGTCACGAAATAGAATTATCACAGAAGTTAAAAATAAAAATAAAATATGTGCCTTAATACAGAATATGTCTGGTCAGACAAATTCTATGAGGACGAAGCAGAAAGAATAGAAGTCGCGTATTACTCTTTGTTGAAGAACCGCGTTCCGGACATACCACCACCTCGCAGGATGGAAAAAACCGAACACCGTATAGAGGCGTTAGTAAGAAGGATATCGAGAAACGTTGGGAAGGGCAACATCCATGTTGGCTTAACTAGCTCCGATTTAGAGGATAACATCCGCCACATGCGTTTGTTCAAATGTAATGAGAATCTAGAGTATAGGTTGGCTTTCTTGGGGAGAATATTTAGTGTAGAGATGCCAGATAAAAAAATGGAAGCTTACACTCACTTACTGCCCGCTGGAGAGACAACGTTGTTACGTCGATTGTCGGTTGGTTGGAGCGCGATTGCTACCAAACCACCCCCACCAGTATTTAGAGGTATGAAAGGAGCATTGGGAGATAGACGGATACAACACAGATTGGGAATCGCTGATCAAGATTTGGACAACATATTCCCTGGATCGGTTGAAGTATCCTCCTCTCAAGCTTCCAATAAAGAGTACGAT